GAGTGTTCCGGTCCTCGTTCGCTACCAACAGCATGACAATGGCCTTCTCTGAAGGTAACCGTAACTACGGCCTACAGTTACTTGGTATTATCCATGCCGTATGCCCGGAACTTTATCCGGTCATGTTGAAGGAACACACGAATGAACGAACCAACGACGATGCTGGCGACCCCAACCAGTGAGGCGCCCACATCATCGAATGCCAGCAACACCTCCGCGACGGCGGAGAAGTTGTATGGCGAGCAGAAGGCGTCTGCACCTCAGACTGCGCCCGCCGATACGGCCAAGGCGCAGGACGCCCCTGTGACCGGACAGGCAGAGAAGGCCGCCGAGGCACCCGCCGACGCCAAGCCGACCACGCCTGAGAAGTACGAATTCAAGGCTCCTGAAGGTCAGGAGTTTGACGGTGACACCATCACCGCGTACTCGGAGGTCGCACGGGAACTCAAGCTGAGTCAGGACGCTGCGCAGAAGCTGCTTGACGTCATGGGCCCGAAGATGGCCGAACGTCAAATGGCTCAGATTCAGGCCGTTCAGGGCGCTTGGATGGAGGCATCCAAGCAGGACAAGGAATTCGGCGGCCCCGCGCTTGCCGAGAATCTGTCCGTTGCCAAGAAGGCGCTGGATGCGTTCGGCACCGCTGAACTCCGCACACTGCTCAACGAGTCTGGGCTGGGGAATCATCCGGAGATCGTCCGGCTGTTCTTCCGCGCAGGCAAGGCAATCAGTGAGGATCGTGTCGTGACGGGCTCGACCGGGCAGGCCAAGGCCGGCCCCAAGTCGTTCTCCGATCTGGCCGATGTTCTGTACTCGTAACTAACCCCTACAAAGGAATCGCAACATGGCAACTCTCTCTACGTCGAATCTGACGCTGGCCGACTGGGCCAAGCGCACCGATCCGGATGGCCGCGTCCCGGTCATCGCGGAACTCCTCTCGCAGTCGAACGAAATCCTCGAGGACTGCGTCTTCAAGGAAGGCAACCTCCCCACGGGCGAGCGCGTCGTCATCCGCACCGGGCTTCCCTCGGTGTACTGGCGTGCACTCAACCAGGGCATCCCGAACAGCAAGAGCACGACCGCTCAGGTCGATGAGGCTTGCGGCATTCTGGAAGCCCGCAGCGAGGTGGACAAGGATCTGGCGATGCTGAACGGCAACACCGCTCAGTTCCGCCTGTCCGAAGACGTCGCCTTCCTCGAGGCGATGAACCAGACGCAGGCCACCACCCTGTTCTACGGCAACCCCGCCACCGATCCGAAGCAGTTCCTCGGCCTCGCGCCGCGTTACTCGGACATCGGCGCCGGCAGCCCGAACAACTCGCAGAACATCATCACCGCCGGCGGTAGCGATGCCACCAGCAACACGTCGATTTACCTCGTCGTGTGGGGTGACCAGACCGTGTACTGCCCCTTCCCCAAGGGCAGCAGCGCCGGCCTGATCCACGAAGATCTCGGCGAGCAGACCGTCTACAACAGCGATGGCACCCGTCTTCAGGCGTATGCCACCCGCTACCAGTGGAAGAACGGTCTGGTGGTTAAGGACTGGCGCTACGTCGTCCGCATCTGCAACATCGACACCGATGACCTGATTGCGCAGACCACTACGCAGGCTCCTACGGCTGCGACCGCGATCATCAAGCTGATGAGCCGCGCCTTGTACCGCATCCCCAACATGGGCATGGGTCGGGCCGCGTTCTACATGAACCGCACCGTCCACAGCGGCCTTGCGATTGCTGCGCTCGATAAGAGCCAGGCAGTTCTGAAGGTCAACGACGGTCTCTCGCAGTTCGGCACGCCGTACAGCTGGCTGACTTTCCAGGGCGTTCCGTGCCGCCGCGTGGATGCCATCGTCAACACCGAAGCCGTCGTGTCCTGATAGGACCGACAGAAAGGAACTAACACAATGATTCTTGACAACAATCTCGTCGTCTCTGGAACCGTCCCGGCCTCGGGAGTTATCACCGGCCAGGCAGCACTCCCTGTTTCCGGCACTCCGGTGCTCTCAACGGACACCATCGATTTGGCGGTCGCTCGTGACATTGGCGAAGGCTCTGATCTGTTCATGAACTTCGTCACTGTCGCGGCCTACAACAACCTCACGTCCCTGACGTTTGAGATCATCGGCGCGACCAACGCCGCTCTCTCAACTGACGTGAAGGTGATCGGTTCGTCTGGCCCTGTCTTGCAGGCAAGCCTGACGGCGAACGCGCAGTTCTCTGTTCGTTTCAATCCGCAGCTCCTGTCTACCGGACAGCGGTACATCGGCGCTCGGTACACCACGATCGGAAGCACCCCGACCACTGGCAGCGTGTGCGCTTACGTCGTCATGGACATCCAGGACGGTCGCAAGTTCTACGCCAGCGGCTTCTCGGTGACCTGACATGAAAGTCCGCGCACTCGTGACGTGTTTCATCGACAACGGCCTCCGCAAGGAGGGCGAAGTCTTCGAGTACAACGGTCCTGCCAACGGGAACGTCGAACCGCTCGACGCGCCCCGCGAACCGGAGCAGCCTGAAGTCGTGCCTGTGGTGCGACCCAAGCGAGGCCGGCCAGCCAAGACCACCGTCACGGCGGACTGATACGACGCATGTGACTCTGGAGGGGCGTCGGCCTAAACACCCGGCGCCCCTCTTTTCCTAGGAGGATCGAATGGCAAGCGTGGTTGAGATCTGCAATCTGGCACTCGCGCACCTCGGCGACGATGCCTCCATCGCCAGCATCGACCCGCCCGAGGGGTCAGCGCAGGCCGAGCACTGCGCTCGGTTCTACCCCATCGCCCGCGACAGCCTCCTTCAGATGCACGCCTGGAACTTCGCGTCTCGCCGCGCATTGCTCGCGCAGGTGACGATGCCGTACTCCATGTGGAAGTACGCCTATGCCTGCCCCGGCGACATGATGGTTGCCGTCAGCGTGCTGCCGCACGACGCCGAGAACGACTACGCGGCCAAGTTCGTTCCCAGCGATACCCCAGACTTCCTGCACAACTACGCCCCGCTCGTTGCGGCTGGGCGTTACGTGCCGCAGCCGTACAGCATTGAGACGGACACGTCCGGCAACAAGGTGCTGTATACCGATCAAGAGAACGCGCTGCTGCGATACCAGGCGCTCATCAATGACCCGACCAAGTTCGACCCGCTGTTCGTCATGGCGCTGTCGCACCACCTCGCTGCCATGCTTGCCGGCCCGGTCATCAAGGGCGATCAGGGAGCGGCTGAAGGCAAGCGGCAGGCGCAGATGATGATGGCGTACTTGCAGCAAGCCCGCATGTCGGACGCCAACCAGCGCAACATCAAGCCGGAACACATCACGGGCTGGATTGCAGGACGCTGACCAATGCCAAGCACCCGCATCTACAACAGGTCGTTCGCAGGCGGCGAGCTGTCGCCGGAGATGTTCGGGCGCATCGATGACATCAAGTTCCAGACTGGAGCCGCCAAGCTGCGGAACTTCATCCCAACCCCGCAGGGTCCGGCAGAGAACCGGCCTGGCACGTTCTACGTTGCAACGGTCAAGGACAGCACCAAGCGCACGCGACTGCTGCCGTTCACGTACAGCACGACGCAGACGATGGTGCTTGAGTTTGGGCAGGGCTATATCCGATTCCACACGCAGGGCAGCACGTTGCAGGCCGGGTCGCCGGCGGCCTACAACAATGCGACCGCGTACGTGGTGGGTGACTTGGTGTCCTCGGGTGGGGTGAACTACTACTGCATCGCGGCCACGACTGGCAACGCACCGCCGAACGCGACGTACTGGTATCCGCTGCCGTCAAGCGCCTACGAGATCCCGTCGCCGTACCAAGAGGCTGACCTGTTCTCAATCCACTACGTGCAGTCGGGCGACGTCCTGACGCTCGTGCACCCTAATCACGCGCCGCGTGAACTGCGCCGCCTTGGTGCAACGACATGGACTCTGACGACGATCACGTTCGTCGCGCCGGTCGCAGTGCCTGGAACCCCGACGGTCACGGCCAGCCGCGGTGACGCGCTCAACATCACGGGCATCACGCAGGCAAACCCAGGTGTTGTGACTACGGTCGGCAACCACGGTTTCGCCATCGGCGACAGCGTGTACGTCAATGGTGGCACCATGACGCAGTTGCTGGGTTTCTATCTCATCAACAGCGTGCCGGCTACCAACACGTTCACGCTCAAGGCGTACGACACTGGCGTCCCGGTCAACACGACGGCTTACACCGCATGGAGTAGCGGCGGGTTCGTGCAGTTTGGCGACAAGAGCCTTGACTTCGACAACTACTACGTCGTGACGGCCATTGCGCAGAACGCGGTGGACGAGAGCGCGGCAAGTCCGAGCGGCAACGTCATCAACAACCTGAACGCCATTGGCGCCAAGAACACGATCAGCTGGAGCGCAGTCGCGGGGGCGCTCCGGTACAACGTGTACAAGCGCCAGAGCGGACTGTATGGATACATCGGCCAGACGGCTGCTACGTCGTTTGACGATGACAACATCGCGCCTGACATGGGCATCACGCCGCCCATCGTCGAAACTCCGTTCAACAGCGCGAACAACTACCCGCGCTCGGTGTCGTACTTTGAGCAGCGGCGCATCTTCGCCGGCACGAACAACGCTCCGCAGACGATTTGGATGACTCGCTCGGGCACGGAGAGCGACCTGTCATACTCGTTGCCGGTCAAGGACAGCGACCGTATCAGCATCCGCGTGGCTGCCCGCGAACTCAACACAATCAATCACATCGTCCCGCTGACGCAGTTGCTGCTGATGACCAGCAGCGCGGAATGGCGTGTCAGCCCGATCAACTCCGATGCGCTGACGCCGACCACCATCAGCGTGCGACCCCAGTCGTACATCGGCGCCAACGACGTCCAGCCTGAGATCGTGAACAACACGGTCGTGTACTGCGCTGCTCGAGGCGGGCACGTGCGCGAGCTCGGTTACTCGTGGCAGTCAAGCGGGTTTATTACTGGCGACCTGTCCATCCGGGCAGCCCACCTGTTCGACGACCTGACGCTGGTGGACATGTGCTACAGCAAGAGCCCGCAGCCGATCCTGTGGTTCGTCAGCAGCAACGGCAACCTGTTGAGCCTGACCTACATGCCCGAGCAGCAGATCGGCGCCTGGGCGCAGCACGACACGCTTGGCCTGTACGAGTCGTGCACCGCCGTTGCCGAGGGCAATGAGGACCGCCTGTACGTCATCGTCAAGCGCACGATCAACGGGAACTCGGTGCGCTACATCGAGCGGATGGCTAGCCGGCAGATCACGACCCTTGAGGCGTGCTTCTTCGTGGACGCGGGCCTGACGTACGACGGCACCAACACCACGGCAACGACCGTAACTGTTTCTGGCGGCACGACTTGGGGTCCGTCCGACGTGCTGACGATCACCGCTAGCAGCGCGATCTTCGCTTATCCGGCCACGACCGACGTCAATGACGCCATCGTCCTGACCGACACGGCTGGCAACAAGTACCGACTTCGCATTATCGGCACGAGCAGCACGACGGTGGCGACCGCCCGCGTGGACGTCACGCTGCCCGTCGCCCTGCGCAACACCGCCACGACCGTCTGGGCGTTCGCTAGAGACACTGTGAGCGGTTTGGCGCACTTGGAGGGGGCAACGGTCAGCATCCTCGCTGACGGGGCCGTACAGCCGCAGGAAACCGTCTCCAGCGGCTCCGTGACGCTAGACCGTGCCGCAGTCCTGATCCACGTCGGCCTGCCCTACGAGAGCGATCTACAGACCCTGCCGGCGGTGATGAGCATCGACGGTTACGGGCAGGGGCGTTATAAGAACGTCAACAAGGCGTACCTGCGGGTGTTCAAGTCGAGCGGGATCTTCGTGGGCCCGACGGCTGACCGGCTCGTGGAGGCCAAGCAGCGCACGACCGAGCCCTACGGCACCCCGCCGAGACTGAAGTCTGACGAGATCGACGTTGACCTGAAGCCAGCCTGGCGGGCCGGCGGCCAGGTCTACATCCGGCAAGCCGAC